CTTTGGCGAACGATTCCATATCATTAAGCTGAGTATCCAAATTAGTTTGTCCAGTTACCCAGTTTATTAAACGCTCACCTAACGAAACTTCTGGCAAATTGTTATTGAACTCAGCAAACCCAGTAACAATATCCATTGCCGTTTGCATAGATGCTGAATCATAGGATTTTATACCTGACGAAACCAAAGGCATATATGCTGCAAATTTTCCCATACCTTTAGCGAACGATTCCATATCATTAAGCTGAGTATCTAAATTGGTTTGTCCAGTTACCCAGTTTATTAAACGCTCACCTAACGAAGCTTCTGGTAAATTGTTATTGAATTCAGCAAACCCAGTAACAATATCCATTGCCATTTGCATAGACGCTGAGTCATAAGATTTTATACCTGACGAAATCAAAGGCATATATGCTGCAAATTTTCCCATGCCTTTGGCGAACGATTCCATATCATTAAGCTGAGTATCCAAATTAGTTTGTCCAGTTACCCAGTTTATTAAACGCTCACCTAACGAAACTTCTGGCAAATTGTTATTGAATGTCGCGAAATCGCTAACTATCTGCTCTGCTATAGTGACCTTTCCGGAATCATAGTCGTCCGTTGAAAAATTTTTCATGCCTTTTGCAAAAGCCGATATTCCATCAGCGAACGTTACCATATCCTCTACGGTCAAATCCATATTGGTTTTTGCCCATGGAATCAATTTTTCAACTAAAGGACGATCAGGTAAATTGGAATTAAACTCCGAAAAAGCCGTAGCAGCTTCAATAATGCTATCTAACTTATCTTTATCGACGTCATAATCTGCAGAACCTAAAGCGGCCATGCCTTTCGCCATGCCTTTAAATTTCGCAGCCTCTATCTCTTCGACAATTGCTCCGATTATTTGCCCTATGGATGAAGCTCCGCCTTTCATAAAATCTTGAAATCCAGGGATTTTATTAAGAGCTCCAAAAGCAGCTATAACAGCGCCTATTGCGGCACTTATAGCCAAAATCGATCCGGCGGCAAGCAAAATGCCTTTCAAACCGGCAGCTTTCGACATTAGCGCGAGACCGCCAAAAGATAGCATTATTTCAGATAAGCCTGTAGCAAAGTTGATTATCTTTTTTGTTGGTATGTTTTTCACATAATTTAGAACAACCGCAAATGCTACCATAGCTCCTGCCATAGCAATCATTGCAATTATCATTCCGACAGCGCCTTTTAATGTTGTTGCCGAAGACATAGTAGCAGATAACACGCCGAGACTTATTGCTATAGCGCCGAAAGCAACTATCGTCTTTAGTAGATCTTCCCATGTAATCGCTTTCATCGCCAATGCAAGAGCAATAAAACCAAATATCGCAAGATTCATAGCGAGCGTTATCGGAATTATGCCTAAAATCCCTTTAATACTAGGCTTAATGTGTTTTGTTATAGCTAATAAAGAAGCTATAGCACCGATAACAATTATCATTCCGACAATTGATTTCACTATATCTTCGCAAGTTACTGCTTTCATTGTTAAAGTTAAACCGATAAACCCTATAATAGCAAGATCTAAAGCAACGGCAATCGGAATTAAAGCTAGTATTCCTGCTATACGCGGTTTTATAAGTTTAGTTAATAGCAATAGAGAAGCTATCGCGCCTATCACAATCGCTAAACCGGCAATAGCTTTAACAATATCTTCCGCCTTCATATGCTTCATGCTAAATGCTAAAGCTATAAATCCTACGACGACTAAATCCAAAGCTATTGCAATTGGTATTAAAGACATTATTGCCGAAACTTTCGGATTGATTTTATTTATTAAAGCCATGAGCAAAGCTATAGTCAGCACTATAGATATCATGCCGATAATCGCTTTTATAATATCTGCTGGTTTGAGAAGCTTCATAGCAAAAGCGAGAACCAAGAAACCGCCAACTACTAAATCTATAGCCAAAGCAGCTGCGACTAAACCGGCAACAGAGCTCCAGTCAACTTTAACTTTACTGATGGCTTTTAAGAACAAAGCAACTGCTATCATCACGGCTGCCATTCCAATGAATCCTTGTATCAATGTTTTAGGATCCATTGTGCCAAGAGCCCTTATTACGCCGACTAAAGCGCTCAAATTGAAAGCCAATGCACCAATTAGACCGATAGTTCCGCCAATCTCTTTAGTATCCACCTTGTGCTTGCTTAAAACATGGATGGCTACTAAAGACATAGCGAGCAAAACAGCTATACCGGCTAGACCTTTTCCTAATTGCTCCCAACTGAGTTGAGCCAACATAGTCACAACTAATCCAAGAATTCCAATAGATAAAGCAAGAATTAGCAATGAATTCATAACCTTATCGATATTGTCAAACTTCTCAGATGCTTTCTTCATTAAGAATAAACCGCCGGCAAGCGCGATCATTATCACACCCAAGCCAGCTAATCCGACAGCGATTTGAGGCCACGAAAGCTGTGAAAGAACCCAAACAGAAGCTGCTAGAATTCCTATAGCAATTGCAAAATGCATTATTGCGGTGGCAACCGTTTCGAAAGCCTTTGCTTGAGTTTGTCTTTTAAATCCGGATATAGTACCATTAATGTTTTTGATTATTTTATTAACACCTTTGCCCGCCTTGACAACTACGCCTATAGCTGAAAGTAATTTTGAACTTAATACTCCGATTACTAACATTATTCCAGCAATTGCTAGATTATATGTATCAAAATTTGGAATAGCAGATTCTCCATTTTCGGCTTTGGTTCCCGAAAACAAACTAGCGATCCAATCTCTCACGCTTGTATATACTTCTACTATTTTATTCTTAATCTTTTCAATTATACTCTCAGTATCTATATTATCGATGACATCTGAGCCATCAATTTTAATTCCAAGCAATCCTTTTATGGCATTAACAAAATTCTCTCCAACTTTCTGGAAATCTATTTTGGCTACACCATCGCTCAAACCAAAGAACTCAAGTAACTTTGCAGATGCATCTTTCACCCACTGACCAAATGGTTCTAAAAACTTTTTAGCATCTTCGAACCATTTGTCAAACGTGCCAGATGTTTTTAACCATTCATCAAATTCCTGAATATTTAAACCTAAAGAAGCACCAATGGTTAGAAACGCATCTCCTAAAGGAGCAAGAAGTGTGCCTACATGCCCAATCACTTTTCCAAGGAAACCAAAGAACTGTCCCAAAATATCTAATGCTGCAGATAATCCTTTGACTATTCCCTGCAATTTTTCTAGAGCAGTACTATATTTCGTTGCATAAGTATATTCTTTTTCATATTCGTCATTGGTTTCACTCAAATCCGGAAACAAGTTTTTATAAGTATCTTCATCTACAATCCCAGATGCGGTTAATCCTTTTGCTTCCTGATACTTTTTCAAAGCAGCTTCAGTCTTGGGGCCAAATATACCGTCAGCTTGGCCTTCATCAAGAAGTTTAGCGTCGATCAAAGCCTGTTGTAATTGCTTTACATCTTCGCCCTTCATTCCCTTGCGAAGTTCTTTATAAGTCTTACCGGTTTTTTCTAACGAAGCTCTATACGCATCAAATGCTTTCTGAGTTTTTTTGCCCCATATGCCATCGATTCCGCCTGGATCAAAACCTAATTCCTGAAGCTTTTTCTGAAGTTCTTCTACTTCTTTACCTTTATCGCCCATCTTTAATGAAGTGTCAAGAATTTTAGAAGTAGCATCTAAACCCGCATTAAAATCTTCTACAGCTTTCTGAGTAGCTGGATTGTATATACCATTAGCAAATTCTTCTTCCAATAATCCGAGCTCGACCAACTTTTTCTGTAATTTTGATACATTCTCACCAGTCTGATTTAAAGCAAAATTGCCTTCATCAACAAGTTGTTTTACTGGGTCTACTATTTTCTTATATACAATACCATCGACCTGCTCGGTTTTGCTGAATGTCTCTTTAAAATTCTTACCGAACTCAGCCACAGCATGACTAACATTCAATAAATTGTCAACCGTTACCGGAGGAAAAATCTCAGCAACCGCATCTTTTACAGTTTCAACGATATTAGCTATACCTTCGAAAATATCGTAAATACCCTGCAAAAGCTCTTTCCTTCCACCAAGCTTATTCCATTCAGATAAAAGCTCATGAGTATTCGAAAGAGGAGCCGCGAACATATCCCAAAGATAGTTTGCTAAATCAGTCCAAAGCTCTTTAGCTTCTTCGTAATTGCCAAAAATATCCTGGAAAATATTCATCCAACCAGTACTAACGGCGTCCTTAACAGAATTAATAGCATCGGCAAATGTCTTGGCTTCCTGTGCAGCCTTAAACGCTTTCTCACCAAGAGCCATGGTATCATCGGTTATAAGCTTCATGGCTTCCGATGCTGGAATACCTTTTTCGGTTGCTATTTCATAAACTTTATTCGCATATTCGCCATACTTGTCTAGAGTCTTAAGTAAAACGTCTTTTGTAAACCATCCTTCAGACAAGGTCTGAGAAAAGTTTTCAAACGTAACGGCCGTTCCTTTTGCGGTCTTGCCTTTCGCATTCAATTTACCAAGAGCTTTAGCAGTATCTATTGCAGTCTGTTTAAACTCTTTGGTAGCCATATTAGCGTTCTCAATAGACTTCCAGTCCATGAGTTTAACGCTACCGACGCCAATTGCCTGCGACATATTGTACATCGCTCTGGATGCGGTTTGCGCGTTCTGACCAGAAACTGCAGCCCATGTGGCAATACCCTGCATGGCTGTGACGGACGTTTCAAGGTCGATACCCATCGAAGTGAATTTTCCGATGTTAGAAGTCATATCGACAAAATCGTATGAAGTCTCATCGGTAAACCAATTCAGCTTCTCTAATTGGGCTTCGACATAGCCAATGTCTTTTCCCGTAGCTGCAATAATTGTCTGAACAGCCTCGGTTTTCTGAGCATATTTACTCCATCCAGCTGAAATCTGATCTGTCGTTACAGACTTTACGAACTGTTCGCCCATTCGTACAGCACTGTCGGTAAGATCTTCAAGAATGCGTTTACCGACAATTCCCATAACCGAAAACTTCTCTTCAATCTTCTCGATGCCTTTTGCCATCTGAGCTAAAGAAAAGCTATCTCCAGCCTTCTGTAACGACTCTAACCCTTTTTCTGCTTTTTTAAACTGTAGACTATCTTCCAATTTCTCAATAGAAGTCATGCTTTGCCGAACGCCCTTTTCGAACTGGGAGTTCTCAAATTGCATTTGAACTATTCTATTGTCGATACTACTCATAACAATACTACCCCCTTCCACGCATCTTCTGCGATCTTATCGAACACAGGGCGTATTGCTGGGTTTATATAATCTCGACCCTGAACATAGCCACCTGTACCCGTTCCATGACCATACTGCAATATGATTGCGATATTAACGCCATTATTGACATTATTATTAAGCCAAGATATAGTTATATCGTCTTTATTTCTTTCAATCGCATAAGACCAACTATGGGACGTTGTACCACTATCGATTGGCGTAGCTTCAGACAATGCTTCAACGCCCATTCTTCCATACGCATGAAGATCGTTTAAAAAATCTCGCTTAGACGCCTTGCTCAGAAAGCTCTTTGTCCTTTTAAAATCGCCACGATGCTTAAAAGAAATATACGACATATATCCTAGCTCCTTTCCAGTTGATTAACCTCTAGTTCCCATCGCCATTCTTCGGGCTTCATTCAAAGATCGGTTCTGCTTATAAATATCTCCTTTACGCATCTTTTTCTTAGGCGTATTTTCAATATTGCATACCCGAATTAATGTTAAAAGCCTGTTCAAATGCCACTTTTCACATTCGAAAGGAATCTGAAGACTAATCATCCAATAATAAATAAGTTCTGCAGTTACCGCTTTTTGCTTCGATTTAGGATTTTGCTTATCACTAATCCAAGTAGCGGTCATTTTATCATCCAAGTAGTTACGAATTGCAAGTATATTTTCCATGCTCAATCTCTCGTACACACTCGGATCTACATTTTGCGTTATGGTCATGCAACGAATGTAGTCAATATCTTCTTCTTGAGTTCTCTTGTCCATGTCCTCGAGGAAAGGTTTATGCCATTTTGATTCCCATTTCGCTAAAGAAATGAGGGAATGCTCCAATTGAAGAACCGTGTCTTTTGTGAAGGTAATCTCGGAAGTTTCTTCGTTATATAGTTCTCCGCCCTTCACCACTATCTTGAGCATTCCACTCACCTCCTCGCTTATCAAACCATCTAAAACTTAGGCATTAGGGAGTGCCTTAATGTTCTGAACCTCAACCTGCTTAGCAAGGTCTTTCGGAATAACGCCATTAATAAATTCTGCAGCCTTCTTGTCATCCGTAGCAAGCTGCATGAACATTTCGTCGTACGCAGCAGTCTGAGCAAAATCGTCAGCCAGCTTATGGCCATCCCGAATCTTAATAAACCGGCGACCGTCATCGCTCAGCTCACCGTAGGACCGCGTAATAAGATCCTTGAAGATTTCGATCATCTTCTTGGTGTCCTTGGTATCAATAATCTTCTGCAGCATCTTCTCCATGCCGCCAGTAGCACTGAAATTCATTTCCATCAGTTCGCTGCGGTTAAGGGCGAAGCGGAATTCTTCAGTCTGCTCATTACCTTCGAAATCAGTATACGTAATAGGCCATTTAATCATTTTTGTTTCCTCCTTCGTTGTTTAAAAAGAGGAGAGCCAGCCGAACTGAATACTCTCCAATAATTATCTTTTATCAGGTCGTCACGGTACCGGCATTGATCAGAGCCAGCAGCTCATCAGGAGAAGGCAGCGTAGCTTCGGTACTAGCAGTTCCGTACAGCTTATTCTCCAGAGCAGTCTTATCGGCAGCGCTCAGCTTCCAAGCGTCGATAACGATCTCGGAAGTGGGCTTATAGCCGGTAATATTGACAGGAGTCGTAGTGATTTCCCAGCTGAAAGTAATCGCATCGGGAGAGTCGTTGACAGTCTCATACGCACGCTCAGAGGGAGAAGCACTCGCATTGTAGATCACATGAATCTTATACTTGTTCGCATCGGTATCGGTATCGCTACCAACCTTGGTACGATAGCAGAAACCAAAGGACTTACGGGTCTGCTGACCGATGTGCACGCCATCTTTGGGAGTAGCGGATCCATCGCACTCAGCGAACTCATCAGGATAAGTATAAGCTTCGATCGTAGCGCCAAA